GCAGGCGCCGCTCGGTGTTTTTCTCGTAACCGTCGGCGTCCTGCTCGCTCTTGTCGATATAGGCGACCTCAATTCTGTTTTTCAGATACATCGGCTCCTGCCTCCGTTCTAAGCTGCAGTGCAAAGCTGTTAAAAAGCTTCTCGGTGTTTGCCGACACCGTGCGGTTCAGCTCGCCGCCGTCGTACATATCACGCACGGCGACGAGCACAAGAAACTGTGCGCGCGGATCGTTAAGGTCACAGTCGCTGCCGACAGCAGCCGAGAGGAATTTCTCGGCCGCGTCGATAAAGCCTTTTATCATTGCATTGTCGACATCGTCATCGACACGCAGGAAGCGTTTAGCCTCCGCCAGTGATACGGCCATTGTTTACACCGCCTCAGCCGTTCTGCTTGCCGGACTGCAGGACAGCAATCTTCTGGTTGTTCTCGACCTTGGAATCCGCTTCGAGCCAGCCGACAACGCCCTTTGCGTTCTTGTCGGCATACTTCTCGTTAAGCACCTGCAGCTCAAGCTGCTTTGCGATTTTCAGCGCCATGCCCGAAAAATCGCCGTAAAGGACGGGGAAGCCCTCCTGCGCGTCTGCCTCATCCATAGCATCGGAAAGATAGACAGGCGAGCCAAGAATTTTCCAACCGAAACCGGTCTCGACATCCTTCATCAGGTAATCATTCTGCGAGTTTTTGGTCTTCCTGAGCGCGGTAAAGGTCTTGTTGCTCATAATCCACATCGCATTGGACTGGTAGATCTGCGGCACCATCGCCTGCATATCGATAAGGACATCAAAAGTGATGCCGGAGAGCGCATATGTAGTCAGCGTCTTTTTGTTGGTAGTTGAGACCGCGCCGGTCATCTTGCCGCTCGTGCCGTGGATAAGCTCGCGCTCGAGCTTGACGCGGAAAGCCTCGGTCATAAGCTCTTCAACCTTTGCGACAATGTTGATGTCAGTGTTGTTGATAAGCTTGTTGGAAATGACGGTAAGCGCGCCGAGGACATAGCCGGAAAGGTCAACGCTCGTAAACTTGCCCTGGCCTTCGGTCAGCGCGGTAAACTCTGCGCCCTGATATGCTGCGGCGATGTCTCCGGTCGGAGAATCGGCGGATGAGTCGGTGTCGTAAACCGGAATCGACAGCGCACCTTTGGTGTAATACTTAGTCGCCCTCTCAACGATAGGCGAGATGTTGATAATATCGGTGATTATCTTGCTTGCGATTGTCTTCGGGATAATCGCACCGTTCGCGCCCTGCGACATGCCGGTTGAGTTCGCCTTTCTCAGGTACTCGACAAAGCTCTTCTCCTCGCTTACATCCGCGCCGCTGTTGTCGCCGTGCTCCTTGGGGTCAAGCTCGTCCTGCTCCGCCTCAAAAAGGCGCTTCTCGGTCTCATACTCGCCCTTGAGGTTGTCGACCTCGTCGAGGCAAGCCTTGACAAGGTCAACCTCGCCCGCTTCATTGTGCTGCCTTGCCTCTTCGGTCTTGGACTTGATTTTGGCAAGCAGATCTCTCATTTTCTTATTCATCGTTTGATTCCTCCATGTAGATAAAATTTTCACGGATGCGTATGGCATCCGTGTAGTCTGTGGACTTTTCTTTTCCTTCGGGCGGTTTCTCGCCCTCGAACTCTTTGGTTACTCCCGCCGCTCTCTGCGCCGGAACCGCAACAAAAGACACTTCGTAGGCATCGACCGCGCCGACAAGCTTATAAAAGCAAAGCGCGCCGTCGTACCGTTTGCCGCGATAGTGCTCGCACCGTCTGGCGTCGCCGCCGCAGATAGAGCACTGCGCAGACTTGACGCTACACCCGACACTGCACTCCTTTTTGATGCCGCCCTCGATTTCGGCGATGAGCTGCCCGCTCGTTGCCTTAATGCAATAGCAGTGTAAGACAAGCTGTTTATACTCTTCGCCGGTCTTGGTTGTCTCGCCGGGACTGGTGATAACCTCCGCGTCAAAAATCCGTGCGCACTGATTTGTGCTCTGCGGATTGTGGTCGCTTATGACGGTCTTGCCTTTGTACAGCTCGGCAAGCTGCTCAAGCGTCTCGCCGGAAAATGCCTCATAGTCACGGTCAATCTCGTTGTCGCAAGCGACCATTTTAAAGGCAAATACCTCTTCGGCGGTCAGCACTTTCAGCGTACAGGCGTTGATTTTCGCCATTTTGTCATCGTCAAGGTCAAGGCTCTTGACAATGGCGCATTTGTCAATCTTCATCTTTTTCACCTCCTTTGGCGTACTGAATTCCGGCTTGCGTCAGCGGCAGCATGGATCCGTTACAAATCAGCTGGTCGCCGCCAGGACGCTCGCCTTTATCCAAATAGGCACGCGCCTCATTTGGTGTGTAAATGGCGTTTTGTACTGCAGTTGCCATCGCCTCGAGCTGTGTCTTAAAGTCCGCGCGGAGAATGACCGCCGCGTTGAATTTTGCAAAATACCCGTTTGCGATATCCTCGTCGCTCAGAAGCTTGTAGGTGACCTCGTCCTCGTACTGCTTCAAGATGTACAAAAGCGTATCAATGTAAAAAGCAAGCTGCTGCTGCTCGGCGGCGGCGTAGCTTGCTTTTTCATAGTCGTTAATCTGATTCGGTTTGATTCCAAAGGCGGCGGCAATTTGCAGCGCCGAGTATTTTTTCAGTTCGATAAACTGATTGTCGGCGAGCTTCATGTTCAGCGGCTGGATTGTCGAGCCTGCCGGAATCGGCACGAGGTTTTTGACCGTGTCGACCTTCCCGGTGATATACTCTTCAATCTTCGTGGTGTATCGCTTCTCAAGTTCGTCATTCAGGTTGCCGGTATACTGCAGGACGGCTTTCGCGGTAAAGCCGTTCTTGTACATCTCATTCAACATCTTTTGTCCGCGCATGTTTCCGCCGAGCGTTGTGCTCAGCTGGTCCCGAACGCTCAGCCCGGCGACGCCGTCAAAAGAAACGGAAGTGCGAAAATGCATAATGCTGTCGTGCGGAATCCTGACGGTCTCGCCGCTTTTCGGATTGTGGAAAAGATACCAGATAGCACCTTTTCTTCTGTTCCAGATTCCCTTATCGTCACAGTATATCTCCACGCTCTCCGGCGGCAGGCACCACAGGTTTGTGTTTTTGCCCGCTCCCGTTATCCACACATACGCGTTGCCATAGTGGTTTCGGTTGATTTCGACCGTCGACCAAAAGTGTGTCGCGGTCATATACGGATTCGGACGGATTGCGAGCAGACGGTAAAGCTCGTGCTTCTTCGCCGTCTCGATTCCGCCGCCGGATGTCGTGCGCATGATTTTAAACGGCATCTTCCCGATAGCTTCCGACAGAATTTTCAGACAAGCGAAATATGTAGCTTCGCCTAAAGCGTCGCCATCGTCGCTGATTCCCAAAAAGTCAAGCAGCGCCTGCCGCTCGACCGTCTGCTGGTCGCCTGCACTTTTTCGTTTGAACAAAGGCATTAAGCCCACCCCATTTTCTTCAAATAATCTTCGACCACCGTTTCATAGTCCGGCGTCTCTTCTTTGCTGGATTTTCGATACGCGACATGCGCGTCGATAATAGCGTCGACGACATCGATGCGCGCGTGCCGTGCGTTCACTTCCTTGTCGACTTTGATTTCGCCAAAAGAGTTTTTCGTCTTTTTCGCGTTGACAATAGACCACGACATCAGCGCGTTCCGCTGGTCGTAAAGCACATTTCCGGCTTTGACCTCAAGTGCAAAGTCAACCGTCGTGTCCGACAGAAAACGCGCCGACTGCTTAACTTCAAGCAACGGCGCGCCGAGCGTATCAAGTTCTTCCAAAAATGCATCCGCGTTGTGCGGGTCATATCCGATGCATGCGATGTTGATTTCAAACTTTTCCTGCAGTTCTTTCAGATCCGCTACGATTTGCAAATAGTCGTTTTTCAGACCGCCGACCGCTTCGGACGGCGTAAGCAAGCCGGACTTAGCCCACACATCATACGGCGCGGTGTCCGTGATAATATGTTCTTCAAGTCGCTTGGCCGGAATGTAGGAATGTGACCAGACATATATCTTCCCATCGTCAAGCGGAAATAGCAGCGCAAGCGAGGTCAGATCGCCGCCGCTCGAAAGGTCAAGCCCGGCGAAGCATCTGCGGCCGCGCATATTCTCTATCGTCAGCTCTGTCCGGCCGAGCTTCCATTCGTTCGGCGTGATGTACTGTGTGTCGCCATACTCATACCACAGGTTTTGGCGCTTGGTCATATAGTCGGACATTTCAAAGCCGCCCATCTGCTTCGCCGTCTGCGCATCGCGGCGGAGCTGTTCGAGCGCGCTCGGTACTGTTACGAGGTGCGGATTCGCTTTATACCACACGCTCTCGTCAAAAGGATCGTCCTCTTTGTCCAATGTGTAAATGTCAACAAAAAAGTCGTCGGCTTCCGCCGTGCCGGCAAGTATCTGCAGGCAATAATCGTCCATCTCACGGCAGAAGCTGTTCAAGCTTTTTCCGCGCGTGGTTATCATCGATATCAAAGCTTCGTCAAGCGAGGCTTGGCCGTTGTACAAGGCTTTGTAAATGCCGTTATCCTTGTGCTGGTGAATTTCGTCGACCGAGCAGAAGATCGCGCGAAAACCATCGTCAAGCCCGCTCTCTCTCGACAGCGCCTCAATCGTACATCCGGTGCGTTTGGCAATGATAAGACTCTTATAATCCTTGACGTCAAACAGCGCCTGCAGGTCTTTGTCGACCGTTATAAATTTCTGGATTTCTTCCCACGCGATTCTCGCCTGCCGCTTTTTCGTCGCCGCCGTGAAAAGCTTGCCAAAATTATATCCGCCCCAGTTTGCGATGTACGATCCGGTGATTCCGTTTTCAAAGGTCTTGCCGTTCTGTCTCGCGACGGATTTATATTTTCGGCGGATGCGCCGGAAGCCCGTCTCGGCATGCACCCAGCCAAACGGCACGCCCAGGTCAAAGCACTGGAAGTCGTGCAGCCGAACTGGGCGTGGCTGCGCGCCCTCGGCAATCGTCAGCATTTCAGCATATCGCAGTATCTTCTCGGACTTCTCCGGACACCACACAAACGGAAATTCTTTCGTGCCCTGCTTAGCGATCTCGTTCAGGTGCCGTTCGCACGCCATTCGGTGCGTCAGGCAGGACGGCTCCTGCCCGGAGACCACCCGCTCAGCGTGCAAAGTAGCTCTATCCTGCACTCTCATCACCGCGCTCATCCGCGTCGAAAAGGTCGAATTTGTTCGCCGGCTCTTTCGGCTTTTGCGGAATAATAAGCTTGCACCTGCTCGATACGGTCATGCCGAAGTCGGCCGCAAATTGCTGGCAAATTTTGAGGTATTTTGCCTGCAAATTCAGCGTTTTTTCGTACTGCTCAAACGGCATTTCTTTCTTCAACCGCTTGCGGATTTTCTGCAGAGTTTCCTCGGCAATTATGTAGCGCCCGAGCGACTCGGCGTCGATATCGGCATACAATCCGATCTCGGAAAGCTGTCGGGCGATATAATTGAATCTATTTTTTTGTTTCTTCGAGAGACAATCCGGCGGTTCAATTTTCGTGAACGGCGCGGTCACTTCTGCTGCTCGTCTCTCTTCAATTTCGTCCTTCCCGAGGTGCGATTTTCCGTTCATCACGAGAAGGTCTATCGGCTGTCTTGGCCGCCCTGCCATGCTCTCACTCCTTTGATTTTCATTTTCGGCGTTTTTGCTGCGAAGAGGTAGGTCGGCGACGGGTTACCGCAAAAGCGTCAAACTTTTTTCACACCCCCGTGGGGCAGAGACACGCCCGCTCGGTCTGCCTTGTTGTGGCACGCCTTGCACAGTGATATGCAGTTTGATGGATCGAATCGCTTATTCCAATCCTGCTTAACGCGGACGATGTGATGCACATCCGAAGCCACTGACAAGCGACCGTTCGCCGCGCAATTAACACACAGATAGTGGTCTCGTGCGAGTATGCCTTGGCGGAATCTCCGCCACTGGCGCGAGTTGTAAAAGGCTTCCGCCTTGGCATCCATCTCTTCGCTGTCGTCAATCTTGAGCTCTTCTCTTGTTGCTTTTCTCTCCGGCTTACATTCGGCGCAGTACGTCTCGCCGAGCGGTATGACTGCGCCGCACTTGGCGCAGAGCTTATAAAACATCCTGCTCCTCCTTTGCAGCTGACTGCAAAGCGCACCCCCGAAGGAGTGCGCCCGCGTCTGTCCCTTGCCGGACTCGGACCGGCGTCCCGAAATGTCATATGATCGGGCTCTTGCCTGTTGAGTTAAAAGGACATAAAAAGCGCACCTCTCGGCTCACAGAGAGGTGCGTCAAATGAAGGTGTTGGCGGCGCGCGGAGTCAAACCGCGCCTCCGGGGGATGGGAGCCCCGGAGATAACCGTATGCTGCCATATGTGCCGCCCGAGCTGCGTCTTGTCATCAGCCATCGTTTTACCGTCCGCAAACCTGTGCGCCCGATTCGTCCCGGAACGCCCGATGCTTAACTTCTCGCGCTTCCTCGCCCTCTTGGCGGCAGAAACTAAATGCATGAGAGTTTTGAACCTATGATGCTTTGAGTCGAACAAAGCACCTTGAGGAATCGAACCTCGCCTACTCTCTGGACAGCCGCTGCCCATGTGCTTTTGTATAAAAGCCCTGCTATTAAAACCCGCCGCAGGGCAAGGCGGGAAGAAAGGAGAAAAGAATTATGTGGAACTCTGTTTCAGCCGTTCGGCGATCCGGTTTTGAGCGACGCGATAATATCGCTCATCTTTCTCAAACCCGGTGTAATGCCGTCCGGTGTTGATGCAGGCGATAGCGGTTGTCCCGCTCCCCATGCAATTGTCAAGCACAGTGTCGCCTGCGTTAGTGTATGTGCGGATGAGATATTCAAACAGCGCGACCGGCTTTTGCGTCGGGTGCAAGCCCCGCTCGCAGTTGATTTGTAGCAGATTCCAAGGATATCCGGTCACATATCGCAGCGAGTCCCTGCCGAGAGTGCTGTCTTTGTAGATGCCGTCCGTTTCGCGTTTGCCTTTTGTAACTATCGGCTTTTCGAGATGCTTGATGCCTTGCGGGTTGTATGTTGGCGCTTTTTTGTAAAAAACACAAACATCCTCGATGCAGCGCATCGGCTGATATTTTGCAAAGGTAAATCCGGTCGGCATATTTTTCTGCCAATACCAGCAGTAGCGGAAAAATCGGCGGCAGCTGTTAATGACGTCGGTTGTAAACGGCTGTGCGGCCGTAAGCACCACAGCGCCGTTGTCTTTCAGAATCCGCCAATACTGCGACCACAAAAAGCCAAAGTCCAGCGCGTTATCCCACGCGCAGTCCGTCATGCCGTATGGCAGATCGCAAAGAATCATGTCAATGCTGTTGTCAGGATAGATTTTCATCCCGGCGAGACCGTCGCCGAGAAATATCTTGTCTAAGTACTCCAAGTTACACTTCCTCCAGTGATTCAAAAAATCCGGAATTCCGCGCTTTTCGCTTATCAGAGTACTCTACACTACCCATTATAGGCTCAAGTTGGTCCCCTTTGTGCACTCTTTTATTTTTGCTCGCGGTCGAGGATGCAAAAGAATTTGTGGCGGAGATTATAAAACTGCCTGCGCCCGCTTGGCACCGGCATATATTCATACGGCGTCCCCTGCGTGACGTTCTTGAGCAACGGTGTTATCAGTCCGACATCAGAGCCGCAGGCAAGCTTCACGCACCGCTCAATTAGCGCGACATCTTTCTTTTCCCGCTCCCGGCTTTCTGCCCTTTTTGCCGTCGGATCAGAGCAGCCCGAAGCGGATGGCATCCCGGATGGAGCCGCCGCCGATAAAGCATATGTATCTTTTGCCCGCTCCTTTTTTCGTGGATACTGCAAGCAGAAATATTTCAGCTCCCGATACCGCTCGCGGGGAATATCATATTTTTTCGGCAAATCCTTATCTCTCGGCATTGTTTGCATCCTCCATTTTTGCGCCGCAGTTCGGACAGTAATGATATCCTCTATCCAGCGGTGTTATCATGCCGTCCGCTGTTTTCTGCTCTTTAAAGCAAATCGAGCAAAAATACGCTCCGTCAAGCGCGTTTTCGGGACGATATTTTATCCATTTGCCGTGTTTAATCTTTTGTACATCTACGGCGGGAGCTGACTTTATGCAAAGGTCTACAACAACACCGATCGCATCGCTGCGAATTATCCTCTCGTAGTTTTCGACGCAATCGTTATACCAAGGAGATTTTTTAAGTTCCTTTATTTCCGCTAAAAGCAAATCACGGTCAATACAATCACTCATTTTTTACCTCCGTCCATTTTTTGCGCTCGACTGCAAAAATCTTTTTCAGTGACATACCCGCCGAACTCGTTACAAAAATGACAGTTGTTAGATTTCATAAGTTCATAATGTTTGCAATCCTTGCATCTGACAACTTCTGAAACATCTACGGCGGGAGCTTCTTTTAAAATTTTAACAGCGGCATTCCAGCCGTCCGCATAACTTTTGTTCTCAAAAACATCTCGGTTACACAAGCCTATCCCGAGTGCAGCACGATCAATACAATCGCTCATTTTGTTTTCCTCCTCTTCGTCGCGAAACTTGACACATTTACAAGGCTTTAAAAAGCTGACATCCGTCAGCAGTTTTTCCTTTTTCTCGGTCGATTCGGCGGCTCGTCCTCGGGCTCTTTTATGTATTTAAAACACATATATCCGAATCTGTTTTGAATGCACTCGACAAGGCGATAGCCTTTCGGGGCGATCGGCGGGTTGTCCGGGCTGTAGCTCCGGAGCGCGACCTTTGCGTCCTCGCTGTCAGGCTGCCGCATGTTGCGGGTTGATAAATATCTATGTTTAGTGCCCTGCTCGGGCGTCCAATGGTCGAATAAGTAATTGGCAAGACCTGTGTAATCGCAACCGTGGTCTATACCGTTATAATAGTTGTGCTTGCGCAGGTGCTCTATCTGCACGATATCGCCATAGATCCACTGCGCTTTGATGATCTCTTCCGGCACGCCGTCGGAGACCATGTGGAAATGTATTCTTTTTGTGTTTCTGCCGCGTCCCATATAAAGGTTGATTTTCGCTTCCGGGCACGCGTATTGTAGTCTGCGTTTATATAATGTACGCAACCGGCGAGCCTCGCCCCAGTCGTGCACTTCGTGGTCATTGTCAAATGTAAGAGTTGAATATAGGGAAGTCGGTGAAAAGTTCTCGTTGAAAACTCGCGCGTGCTTCCGTCTCGCGATCATTAAATTGTGGCGCTCTCGCTCCTCGTCCGTGCGGAGCACCGGCTTGTACTGCGCTTTTGCGACATTGGCGGTGCGGTCAGAAACCGTGTAGACTTCCTGCTCGCAAACCGCGCCGGAAAATATTCGTTTCTTGACTCGCACCGCTTTTCACATCCTCATTTCAAATTTTCGTATTTTATCGAACTCATCGACGAAAGCTCGTCGAGATATCCGACAGTGTTCTCCGTCAGCACCCGCATTGTGCTGATTGGGATAATCGCCATCACAAAGAATCCGGCTTTCGCCGCAAAGAACGCGCCGGACTCGGTCTGACGGTAGTACAGCTCGAACTCGTCCACATCAAGCGGCTCAAGATATTTTGATTCAACAAACTCTATCCCGGCCGAAGTCTTATATGGTATATAG